TTCCTAACGTTAAACCTGACCATGTGGTTCTTAACGTTACAAACGCCCTGCGATTTAACGTTAAGATAGTACAGAAATTTAGTATATTTTTTTAGCCCATATTTAGGCTTCTCAAAAAACCCAATTTCCTAACCATTTTCAGGCACAACAATTGTCTCTAAGAAATCCATCATTCGACCCTCAAACTTCATCCTACCCAGGTGTAACATATCAATACTTGGATCGACCCAAACGTCACCGTCAATATCTTGCCAGTACCTACAGAAACCATAATCTTCTGATAGGAAGCGGCCATCAGAATCAACATAAGAATTAAAGAAGGCATACGTCCACTTCTTCTCTTCCTTAGAAAGCGAACCGGTATCGTCTTTAAACTTGAGATGCGGATATTCTCTAATCATCTTCTCAATGACACTACGCTGAATCAACATGAACCCAGTACCCGCGTCATAAATATTGATAGCACCATTGTCTACATTCACAACACCCTTGTTGTTCTTTACTGGGTTGACAACATATCTCAAACTTTTAGCCAGAAGATCTTTTGGTTCTATTCCCGATTTCACTAAATCAGAGACTTTATCCCACCTAATTGACTTAATCGGGTAAGAGCCTGTAATAATTTCCTTGTCGTGCCACAGAAGCTTTATGATGTCTTCATAATCAAAACCGATGTCTGCATCTATAAACATTATGTGAGTAAACTCTGGATTCGACATGAACTTTGCAATCAAATTGTTTCTCGCACGGTTTATGAGAGAATCAGAAATAGTGCTTATCGCAAAATTAAGACCAATATCTTTAAAGCCCATCGCCATCTTTATGGACGACATAAAGAAAGGTTCAGTGACTTGTTGATCGTAACAAGGTACAGCAATTAGTGGATACCATCCAGAAACTTGGTCATGACTAATTTCAATCTTTTGTTCTGTTCTTTCGAGCACACCGAAATTATAGCAAAAAAAAACCCCCGGCTTGCGCCGGGGGTCAAAAACCTTTAGGTTTTTATTTACGCTATCAGGAAGCGTTAGCGGTACGCTTTGAGGTCTTAGCACCAGCCTCAGAAGCAGTCACACCAGTAGTCGGAACCTTTGCGCTACCAGTTGCGCTAGTAGCCTTGAAGTAAAGCTTGTTCTCATTCTTGTCAAAACGAATGATAACCTTGTAACCCAACTTCTTAGCCTGCGCACGAATACGCTGTTGCATCGAATTGTAAGCATTACCTGCCTCAATTCCCTCAATGCAAAAACGCTCGCCGTTAGTAGCGGAAGCAGTCAAGCAATCAACAATTGCCTGAAGTTCTTCCGAAACTCTACCCTCACGGGTAATCTCTGGGAAATGATCTACCTTCTGAATGTTGAACATATTGTTCTCCTGTTGAACACTAGTCCCGACCGGCCATCGGTCGTTCTTCCTAGTGGCACCCATTGTATCGGACTAGGCGACCTTCCGTTGCAGTAGCAAAAAGATTTCAGAAAACTTTTCTAAGACTCATCTAAGGGTCGAACCAATACTCAATGTGAGTGGTGATCTGAGTCTTCATCCAATTCGCCACCGAGTCCCTTGATCGCATCTGCCATCTTATCTATGACAGATTGCTTGATCAAAAGGTCAACACGCAACGATGCGTTTTCCTGAGCGAGTGCAGAAATAATCGCTTGCGGATCAACTTGAGTCAATTCTTCAATTTTTAGAGGCTTTCTAGCCATAACCCACCTTCTTTCTTATCAAAACCGTTTTCGAATTCACCAGTACCAGCGTTAAACCGTCTTACAGTTCCGAACTCTGGCACATCTTCATCGAAATCGTATTCCTTATCAGGATACATTATTTCAATGTCCACTTCCTCGGTAATTGCAATATTTTTTACACAAGATGCCGTAGCCCCAGCAAGAGCGTCAGCCAAGTCTTTAGAACCAGTAGCAGGGTGATCAATCTTGTTATTGCCGAACAATCTCAGCTTCAATAACTCTTCCTCCACAAGAATCTCGTTCCAATAACCTCGCAACCTAGTGTCATAAATCGCTGTTAGAAGAGTGTCATAGTCTGTCTTCTTTACGCTATGAAAGTCCGCGTTGATACCTTGAGCCTTAAGTGACTGGATCATCTCAACAGACTGCCAGCGGTCGAATGTAACAAGAGCAACATCAAACTTGCGACACAAATCAACAATTAACTGTCTTACCGAAGCGAAGTTGATTTCATTTCCAACACTAGCTTCCCAAGAGTAAACGAGATCCATATTGACTACAGGAAGTCTCTCAACTCCTATTGAAGTCTGAATCTCTTTCATTCCTGGGCTGTGTACCATACACAAAGCAGCCCTATCTCGTTTCAAAGCGAGGTCCACATGAATGAATCTTGTTCGACCGTCAGTCCCGTTAAACCACTTCTTAAAAGAACCATCGTCTTCATCAACCGGACTATCCGCGTGATTAAAAGCTTTCCTAACTAGTTCAGGATCACGGAAGTATGCGTCTTCCATGTTAGGTGGTTCACACTCAAACCTAGCCCTAGCCTCAATCGGATTACGAATGTATTCCGACTCCAACTGATGCCTTTCAATAGTCGGATTAACTTCCCACGTAGCAGCTTTGATAGTCCAAGTCTTAGGCTCATTCTTCTCATTCGCATTGATAAATCTTGTCTGAATAAAGTCACCCTTATAACGCGGAAACGAAAGAAGGATAACTTTCCCAACTTCAGGAAAACGTGACATGACAGACAACTTACTCATATTATAAATTGCTGACGCCGAACCCTTAGACCTGACTTCTCCTCGTAACTCCGCATCAGTCTTGAACGCAGCAATTTCGTCAAGGATTACAGTCAATACTTCGTAACCTTCCCAACCTTCACTTTCAGAGTGACCAGAGAAACATCTCACCGGCCTAGAGAAGAAAAAGATTTCAGAAACTCTAGGTTCAAACCCAACCTCATTAAAGAAAGGTGAGGACAGCAGAAGGTTCTTCAATGGCTCAAAGAAAACCCTCTGCGCCTGCTGAGCGTTCACAGCGAGGTTCAGGAGGTCAATATAGACACCGTTCGCCTTACCGAAGTACGACAACGGATCTCTAAGACAATGAAGCAAGTACGCCGTATAAGCGATTGAAATACGTGCGCAGTGATCCTTACCACTACCCTTACCCAACATGCAAATAACTTCATTGTCGGTGTACTTGTTATACCACTCAGTTCCAGCCTCTTCACCATAAAGTTTCTGCAACGTCTTCTCTTTAAAAATCTGCGTACTATGGCGCACGATCTCTAACTGAATAGGAGATAACTCTGGTAGACCAAGATACTTTCTATCCTGAACAAAAGTCTGAATAGAAACAGGCTCTTCTTCCAACTCTTCTTGCTTTAGAAGGCGGTCGAAGTCTTTCAATTCTAGATTGATACCAAAGATGTCTGACATTTTCTCTCTTAACTCTTTTTAAAACCTTTATTTGAGCCGTAGTCCTCAATCGGCTGGCCTAATATTTTTCTACGACAACCGTTTCTTCTTCAACTTCTGTCTCAGACATAATCTCAAAAGCAACAGCAAGTTCTTTCCTAACCTCTTCCGCAATCTCTGGATACTTAGAAATAACGTCGCGTAGAACCTTTGACAGTATCTGATTGACATTCTCTGCCTTCTGCATTCGCTGAATATAATCAGCGTCAGCATTGTTAGCAGTACTCATCAACTTATGCAGCTGGGCCTTCTTAGTCGCAATATCACCGGCAAGTTTAAGAGCCTGAATTCTTTGAGCGATCATCCCATGATCAGTAGCAATAGAAACAGTCTCCCAAGCCTCCTTGCTGATTTGATCAAACTCGTCAAGAGCTTTAATCGTGTTGTATTGTAACTTCTCAAGAAAATAAGGATCTTGATCAGCCTGGTGTTGTATTAACTTCTTGTACTCTGCAATATACTCTTTTACTTTGTTAATATTTACAGAAAGTAAGGATGCAATCTCATGGTTGCTGTAGCCTTTGATGTGAAGGATTCCGGCTTCTTCAATGTCTCTAATGGTGCTAACAATTGCAGGCTTAGCAACAGGTTCTATATCTGACACAGACGCTCCTTGTAGCGATGGATTACTCTATCCCAAGAATATTCCTTATGAATAATTTTAGCAGAATTTAACGTCTTCTGCTTAACTTGATCGTAATTATCTACAACGTACCTCATCTTATCACACAGGTCATCAAAGTCTGGATACGCCCATTTACCGCCAGAATAAATACCAGAAGTGCCTTGACTAGACCAAGTGAAATCTAAAGGTACGGACATTTCTGCGTACTCGGTGCAAGCAGTAGCGTTCGTACAAATAGTAGGCGTACCACACGCAATAGCATTAAACGGAATCATACCCCACCCCTCAC